AATTGTGTATCCATAAGTTATCCTATGCTAGAAGGATCAGCTACTCCGACCGCTAAGTTCATTCCTGTGACGGCTGCGCACGTCTCAACCGACACCACAACTTTATATGCTTTATTAGAGAAGTTGCTATCATATCCACCTATAGCATATAATGTAGTCGTAGAACTACATGGACTTGATGCCGGGGTTGATACTGGTGTTGTGCATCCATTAATTAAAGAAGTGGTATCAGTTGTGAAAACAGTTTTTTGCCACTTTGTAGTTTTTGTGCTAGGGCCACCCACGATATAACCGGCAAGCTCGGAATTTACTCCCTGCTCAACAGAACCTGTCGCCGCATTTACGCTGGCCACCGCCGAGGTTGTTTCGGTTGATATTGGCATCTTATGACCAATAACAGTATATGTTCCCCAAGGTGAAAATCCACCAGCAGTATAAATTGTAAAGGCAGAAGACATGGCCGCTCCCAACCCACTTACCGCTGTTAGATTCGCACTCGAAACCAACGCGGAGGTAACGGTAGAGAATGGAACCTTTTCGGCCACCACTGTATTCGACAAATTGGCCGACCCAGTTCCACCACCATAAATATAACCAGTAAAAAACCCAGCGTTTCCTTTGATAGATGACTTAGCAACAGACAGATTTGCCGACGCTTGTGTTGCAGTTGTGCTGGTACCATATGTTGTTTTTTCTGCGGTACTTAATAGGGCATCTGCGGTTGTGCTTCCGCCCAGTATTAAACCAATTGTTGTATCACCAACCGCTGCGGAACGAGTTCTTTTGGTTGTAAGTGCTGCCCCGGCAACCGTGGCCGTAGTCTCAGTTGCATATGTTCCCTTATTCGGAATAGAAGTTAAATTTCCAGAGAATGCTCCACCGTGAGTATAGCCAGCAACGTTGGTCTGTAACCACGACCACACCGGGATTGCTACAGCAGTATAATTAGGCGACGGACTTTCAAATACTATTCCAAATTTGAATCTTCCAATTCTTGATAATTTATTGCTTCTGAACATATATTATATTTGTTCTCTGCCATATACAATTACATTAAGTGAAGATGATTGACTTGCCTTCATTGTGATTTTGTCACTGTATGCCGAAGACCCACTACTATTTAATACGAATGGTACTTTTGGTGACATTTCCAAGGACAGTGAAGAAGTAAATGATTCATTCATTCTTTGTAAAGTAATAGAAGAAGTAGCCGAACCAGTTACTTGACCAGCACTAACTGGAAAAAATAGTTGTGCAGTTATTGTATTTGTAGTAGGATTGTGAAACCAAAAACTACTGACCTCCACCGACTTGCTCACCGGCGCAGTGTACACGATGCTCTCAGTTGCATGAAGCGTATAAGTGGCTAATTGTTTGATGGGAGTATAATTAAATGATGCCATAAGTTTGATTTCCTTTTATATAAGTATTATTAGAACCCAGCATACGTCCATATATCGTCTATAATATCTGAGCCAATTGACGTTGCCGTAGAAGTAGCATTTGAATTTTCTGCAAATAGTGCATATGAAGCATAACTTGCTGTGCCTGCCAATGAACCTGTGAATCCATATGCACGAACACTACCAGTTACAATTACTCCAGCGCCATCTAATGTCATTGTATCTGTATCATCATATCTAAATGCAAGTGGTATATTAGCACTATGATTGGTATATTTTGAACAACTAATTGCGCCGGCTGCTTCGTTTCCTGCTCTTAGATATAAATTCGCAGCCAATTCAACCAAACCATAGGTCATTACAATTTCATTGTCTGAGGTTGTCTCAGTAGTAATTTTTAGAGGTCTATTGGTAGTATAAATTATATTATCTGTGTCATTTGCTGTAATCTGCAACAGTGGGGAACCAGCACTTTTAAATGTTAATTGTGTTCCGCTGTTTTGCCCAATTGTTAAATTTGTAGATCCACCATCATCATTAAATGTTACAGCATCAGGAACAGTTGGATATGTAATAACGATAGGATCAGAAGATACCAATCCAGATGCTGTGAATGCATAACTTGCTGTGCCAGCAAATTGACTATCAACTGTAATATCAGTGATATTGGCGTATGGCATTGATGTTGGTGTTTCACCGGATGTTCCGCTTGTGCCACTGGTTCCAGACTCTCCACTTGTTCCAGATTCACCAGAGGTTCCAGACGAACCGCTTTCTCCAGACGAACCACTTGTGCCGCTTTCGCCAGATGTGCCACTGGTTCCAGATTCACCAGAGGTTCCGCTTGTGCCACTGGTTCCAGATTCACCGGAGCTTCCACTTGTGCCACTGGTTCCAGACTCTCCACTTGTTCCAGATTCACCAGATGTTCCACTACTTCCAGACGAACCGCTTTCTCCAGACGAACCACTTGTTCCAGATTCACCGCTGCTGCCAGATGTTCCACTTGTTCCACTTGTTCCAGACGAGCCGCTTTCACCAGATGAACCACTGGTTCCACTTTCGCCGGACGTTCCAGACGAGCCGCTTGTGCCGCTTTCACCGGATGTTCCACTGCTGCCAGATTCTCCACTTGTTCCAGACGAGCCACTTTCTCCAGACGAACCACTTGAACCCGATGCACCAGTGGCCCCACTAGAACCGGAACTTCCACTAGAACCAGATGTGCCAGCCTCGCCGCTTGTACCAGACGAACCACTTGAACCCGATGTACCAGTGGCCCCACTAGAACCAGAACTTCCACTGGAACCAGAAGTACCGGCTGCGCCAGATATTCCAGATGACCCGCTCGTGCCCGATGTTCCACCTGTTCCAGATGTTCCACTACTACCACTTGTACCAGAATTACCACTTGTACCAGAATTACCACTAGTGCCAGACGAACCACTCGTGCCACTTGTTCCACTTGTACCAGAACTTCCGGCTGTTCCAGCCGTACCATTGGTTCCACTCGTACCAGAACTTCCGCTATAACCGGCTGTTCCCGAAGTTCCACTGGTACCACTGTAACTTAAAGCATATGAGGCACTAACAGCATATGAAGAAGATATAGCATTAGTTGCCCACGAAGAAGTTTCGGCTAACCCAATTAAATATGAAGCACTATATGCATAGCTGGCAGTCTCAATACCAATGCCACCACTGACCTGTAATGTACCGTGTATGACCATGCTCCCGGTAACATCCACGTCGCCCATGAATTGCACATCTGTATCATTAATCAATAAAGCATTTTCACTGCCGGTGATTTCATATTTTGAAACAAAGTAAGCAAGTGAACCAGACTTTCCAGACAGACCAATGATTACATTTTTATATTCTATCTCAGCACCATAAGTTACAGTGAATGAAATGCCGCGTGTATAAATACCCGTGCGAATATCAAAACTATCTGTGCTGCTTCCCAACACCATCTGAATTTCTACATCATATCCGTTTAAGATTGATATAATAAAGTCGCGCATTTCCTCCGCCTTTTCTATCGTGCCTGCTTTGCAATCCCACGTCACAGTTTCATAACGTACACTTGGACCGCTCATCGTTTGAGTGCCCAAAGTACTGTCGCGCCTGAACACTATACAAGGAAGCTCAACGTCTTGGTTGGAAAAGGTCGATTCACTATATACTGGCACTTCCAGATTTAAATGAATCATCTGGCGTAAGTTATAATAATATTCTGTTATTCCGGCCATATGTTTTGTTTCCTATAATTATTAACCCACAGGTGGATTAGGGTTGTTCTTCTCGTATTTCTTAATCTTTCGCTCTAACACTTTAACGAAGTCTTCCACCACTTTATCTTTAACAGCATTGAAAGCGTTCTGGGTAAAGTTATATTTTCCTTCTAAAATGTTGGCATATTTCCAAGGTATTCTGCGCTTTCCGTTTTTATCAAGCCCGCGCGTGTTCTTGCTCACCCCGGTTATAACAACTAGCTTACCATTTTTGGCATAAATAATTCTTTTGCGAGTTATAGACTTATGTAATAATCCAGTATCTACCAATCCTTGTGCCTGAATCTGATTCTTTATAGCATCCTGAAATGTTTTATTTGCACTATATGCAGATGATGCCAACGCTTTTGCGCCAAACTCTTGGCCCATACTTAGAAGTTTTTTCTCAAGTTCCGCGAGTCCCGTAATTTTAACTTTAAGTTCATCAGCCATTAGGATTGTTTGCGTCTCTCGCCAGTAAGTTTTAGATAACCTTCAGACGGTTCATCAATAAAAACTATATTATAATCTTTACCTTCAAATGTGATATATGCTTTTTCTGTCGCATTGGCCGTTTCGCGTATTGTAAAAATATAAGTGGCGTTGGTGAAAATGATACCATTAGTATTGATTTCAGTACCAGACTGTGTTTTTACATTGCTCCACAAGCTGCTGCTCGCATATGCAAAAGTGGTTTGTCCGAACCGATCCAATGAAGAACTGGTTGGATATTTTAAAACTATACGATCAAAAAGTTTGCCGGGATTCATTTTATGGTTTTGTTAGTTTATATGGACTCAACAGCGCGCCCACCGAAAATGATAAAGGAGAAGTAATATTACCAATCGCTTCTGGTAATCTATTTTCATAAAAACTATTAACCAACATCATCTGTGCAACTTTAACATTACCCGGCACTTTTGATCCTGATTGGACCAATGTAAAAGAAATTGGTCCACTATAAGTTTGGTCAATATAAGTGTACCACGATCCATCAACTTCCTTTAATGAACCCGTTGATACAGTTAATACAGTCTGTGTAGATAAGAATAAGTCCCCGCTGCTTGAAAATACATTCATGCTGCACGTCGTTGGGGTAAAGTATCTATTGCATTCGGCCACTACTTGTTCATAACTCGCCGTGATTAGCACGTCTATCAGAGAGTCGTCGTCGTTTACTTCAAGTTTTAAGTAATTCTTTGATTCACTTACTGTAAGACCATAATCAGATACGTTGTAAATTCTCATATATGTGTATAAGTATAGACCAAACCAAGAAAGCAATGGGCATTTTTATATGTTTAGTGGGCATATATAAAATAAAGAGGGCGGCTCTTTTTAGGAGCCGCCCTCAGAGTTTTATGAGAACTTTATATACTAACTAAATTAGGCCGAAGCGGCAACGAACTTACAGATGGCTTTACCCTTTGTAAGAACGATGTCAGTGCGCTTAGAAGCGATGTAACCCGTGTTACCTTCTGCCGCATAAAGCTCCATCAGGCGACGGAGATTATATCCACCGCGATCACCGATGGTGACGAACGAAGGATTTAGCAACATACCAAGAATACCCGTGGTCGAATCCCAAGTTGCTGGGCAACCATCGGACTCGAATACTGGCACACCATTGAAGGTATTAGGAGCGCCAACAACAACGGACGTATCCCACAGGAATTCGCCAGTCGAAGAACGGCTCTTGCGCATGACCGAGGCCATAGCAGTACCGACAACATACACCGCGCCCTGACGGACGGATGCTGGCATCTTGTAGTAACCGTCAATCAAGTCGGTCAAGATAGAACCAGAAGCACTGCCCAAGTTTTGGCTCAATACATTTTCTCCACCAGCAGCGGTTACACGTAGCAATCCGCGAGGTTGTAGAGTACCAGAACCAGACACGAAAGCGGTCTCTTCGGCATTACCGAACGCAGTACCGATTTCTTGTGCAATCGTGGCTTCCAAATCGGTCGATGCATCTTGCACCAACTCGTCGGATAGCTTCACGAGAGCGGTCAGCTTATATGCACCAAGCGTTGCGCTGGTGAAAGCAGGATTCGTCTCAGCATACGAAGCAGATGGATTTTGGTCCTTCCACAAAGCAGTGATACCAGTTCCAACGATTGGAAGCGTGGTCGTGGACGTGGTTGCAATAACTTTAATACCCGGAAGCTGACGCATTACGTTAGCATTGGCCAAGGTCTTCTGGATTGTGTTTAGCAATACAGTCGGCACATTCACGCCGCCTTCGGCAGCACTGAACGTATTAAGATTGCGAACTTCGGTCATATTGCCAGTGCGAACATAGTCCAAAAAGGCTTCACGAATTTCGTCTGTGTTTGCGGTCTTGGAATTGCCTACGTGGCGCGTATCAAGAACTTCGCCCATTTTAGCCTTAACGGCATCGAATCTAACTTCGGCTTCGATCTGCTTCGTTAGGTTTGTGTATTGACCTTCTAGGTCATTGTATTTGGCGTAGTCGCCTTCTGAACGCTTGGAGGCATCCAATTCCATGATGTTTTTCATCGCAGAATAGACCTCGTTGCGTGTTTGTAATAGATTACTCATATTATTGTATTATTTGTTTGTTATACTAAGCACGAGGTTGTGCCTCGTAAATTTTTATCTTGTTCTTTTAGAGTTAAGAATTTCCATCTCAGTTCTAAATCTTTCATTTTATTAGCGTCGACAACTGGCGCAACCGGTGCAGCAGGTTCAACTTTAATATTTTCAATCTTCTTGTCCTCAACTCTGACTTCTGTTCCCCTTTCAGTGTTGAGATCAACGACAGTTTCCTCTTCGATAAAATCTTCGTTTCGCAATGCGAGGGTTGTTTCTCCATAAGCTGGACTAGATACAACAGATACTTCGCGCAAATTTAATGAAGATATTTCACGAATCTTTACGCCGGAACGTGAATAGTTTTTACTCTTTGGTTTATTAAATCCAAAACTAAATCCTTTCAAATCTCCGCGTTCTGCACTCACTAATGTATCTTTACCATAAGAAGTATCTGGTAAATCTATTTCAACATACAATCCATCTTCTTTATCCATCATGCGCAACGTTCCAGCAGAACTACGCCCAAGCAACATAGCGGGATCGTGTTCTTTAAAAGCCAGAATATCATTATTTTTTAAACTCTCCACGAGTGCTCCCGGTAGAATAATTTCACGAAACGTATCACCAGAAACAGTGCGCAATTCACCGCTCATGCTATTATAAACTACAGCACGTCCTACGATGGTTTTCTTTTCTTTATCAACCTTTACGTCTTCCATGCCGAAGGCGCGATATTCTAAAGTATTATTCATTATGTATAATTATAACGCCGGTGGAGAAATTGAACCACTAACTTGCGTATTTGCCGCGGGTTTACCCACTGCCATATAGTTTACTGGACGTAGATAATCATCACCACCGTCTTTAGGATCAACATATACACCCGTATCTTCTGCCTCGTTCACCTGATTAGAAGTCATTACACCATTGGCCATAGCGAATCTATACCACTCAATTCTAGTCTTGATGTCACCGCGCAACAGACCAGATACATTGAAGTTAATATAATATTCGTCGCTATCTTCTAGCAACGCCTTATTTAAAGTCTGTTCAATATTTGCTATAATTGGAGCCAAGGTCCAGTTTACGAACTCCAAGCTGTTCAATTCAACGCTGGCATATGTCGGCGAACCAGTTAAACCAAAGCGATGTAGTGGGCATCCAAAAATGTCTGCGACAATACGTTGTGCACTAAATTGTTTTTGGCTAACATACTCAGCTTCTTGGGCAGTTAGACCGCTGTTGATTGCCTCACTCTTTAAAGTGTTTGGTAAGAAGGCTGTGCGTCCGCTATTATTTCCACTGAAACCAGCGGCCCAACCAGATTTCAATTTATTCAACTCTTCTTCTTTAAGATTGCCGGGGTGATATATAATACCACTTGGACGTGCCGCGTTCTTTGCAATAGCAGTACCGGCACTTTCTAATTCGGAGTAGCCATCAAATAAAGTGCGGAAGGTTTCTATAACACTCATTCCGTAGATACCATTGCGCGTGTATCCTTTGATATGAATGATTTGGTCGTTGGTGAAATCCTTCATTACCGACGTACCATCATTCAGCGTCAGCAACATTTTGTATGTTGGCGAGCCATTGGCATCTATATTGATTTCTACAGAATACGGATTGAGCGGCACCAACTCGGCAGTTAGTCCATCATTGCGTCTAATGCGCTGTATATAAACATTTCCAAATAAATCTAACTGTGTCACAGCCCACGACCAAAATGTAAAATTGGTCATGAATGGATTTGGAGACTTGGTGATTATATTATAGTATGGATGATCTACCGCTGGTTCATGTCCCT